TGCCGGGCCACGGGCACGGGCGGCTTGGCGGGTTCTCGACGCTCAATATTTCGGCCTGGCCCAACGACGCGAGCGTGTGTTCGTTGTCGTCGATTTTGGAAACGGGGCCGATCCCGCAGCGGTATTATTTGAGCCCCAAGGCCTGCAGGGGAATTCTCCGCCGCGCCGAGAAGCGGGGCAAGTCGCTGCCGCCACAGTTACAGCGAGCACTGGAGGCTGTAGCGGCAAGGACGGAATCGACGGAAGGCTCGCCTATGGGGGGGGCAACCGATCCGGCCCTGTAGAGGTCGCCGCCACGCTGACCGCCAAGGGCCAGCGCATTGACTTCGAGGTCGAGACGTTCATCGCCGGGCCGGCGCACACCTTGCGCGGCGAGGGCTTCGACGCCAGCGAGGACGGTACGGGCAGGGGCACGCCTATCGTGCCTGTCGCGCTGCGCGGGCATTCCGATTATGGCGACGGCCTGCCATGCCTTCGGGCAGAGGGCGGTGACGCAGGCGGCGGTAGCGAGGCGCTGATTGCCTTCCCGGCTCGTATGAGCGGCACGCAGTTCGCCAGCACTGAAGAGCTTTCGCCTGCATTGTCGGCGCTCAACCCCACCGCCATCGCCTTCTCCTGCAAGGATCACGGGGCCGACGCGGCAGACGACCTGTCGCCGACGCTGCGGGCCATGGGCCACGGCGAGAGCCATGCCAATGCCGGCGGACAAGTGGCTGTGGCATTTGCAATTCAGGAACGTGCCGTCAGCGAGAACCCCGATGCGGGGCCCGATGGCGTCGGCGTAGCCGAAGAGGTCGCCTTGGCTCAGGCTGGGCCGTCCGCCGCCTGACGCCGCCCGAATGCGCCCGACTGCAGGGCTTCCCCGACCATCACGCCCGCATCGCGTGGCGCGGCAAGCTCGCCGATGAATGCCCGGACGGAAATCAGTATAAAACGTACGGGAATAGTATGGCTGTTTCGGTCATGAGATGGCTTGGGAAACGTCTTCTTGCCGCCTCCGGTAAAGACCAGCTTCCCGGTCAAATTCAATCAAACCCATCGCCAGAAACTCCGCAGCAGCAAGCTCAAGAGAGCGATGCGCCGCGCCGTGCTCTTTCGCGGAGGCGAACACATGAAGGTTGAGCAGATCATTGTTCATCGGGTCGAGATCGATGTGATGAACGACTTGCCCAGGCGTAGCGCCGACAAGCTTGCGGTGCTTCCACTCGCGCCTACTGCGCTTCGTTCCGTCGCGAAGCCCGCGGGCGTCGAAAGCTTGCCGGTGGTGCCTGTCGGATTTTTCAGTGGACGCGCTGCTAGGGGCGGCCTTGGGGATGTCGATCACAGGAGATTCCATGAGGTAGCCGCGTCGTTTGTGCTGCCCTGGAGGAAGGCCTTCCACCTTCTTTTTATCCGCAAACAGGGCGTCTCCATGCCGGTGCCACATCTGGTAGTGGCGCATGCACATCTCCCTCGCGGCAGCAGGGCGATCGCAGTGAATGCAAGGGCGACCGACGACAGCGCCGCCCCATCTATACTCAGGCGAGCCGTGCCGCTGCTGTCGCTTGTAGTGCATCAGACAGAGGCCGTGTGCCGCGTGTTTTCGCCCACATCCATCTATCGAGCACGTCTTGTTGAGCTTGGGCGGCGCCATGTTTTTCCTCTCCGATTCAACGGGTTGATCATACACCCGTATAAGAATTTTGGAAAGGATAAGACCTATGGCAACTCCATGGCAGTCCGCGTGATGGCCTGGCTGGGCGAGCGGCTGCTGGCTCACATGCCTGAGGTGCAGCCATGACCACAGCCATCATCTGCGGCGGCCGGAGCTACGGGCTGGTGCCGCCTGGCCTGGAGCCGCGCGAGCATTACGAGGCGCTGGCGCGGCGTGAGCGCGATCGGCTGGTCCAGGTGCTCGACGCCGCCGTGACGCGGCTCGGCCTCGACCGGATCGCTGTCGGCGATGCCACGGGCGCCGACGCGCTGGCCGCTGCCTGGGCGGAAGGACGCGCGATCCCCTTCACCGTGTTCGTCGCCGACTGGACCGCGCTCGGCAACGCCGCCGGCCCCGCGCGCAACCTCCGCATGCTGAACGAGACGAAGCCGGATTTCGTCATTGGATTTCCGGGGAGCAAGGGGACGCGGAACATGGTCGGCCTCGCCGAAAAGGCCGGGGTTCGGGTCTATAAGGTTGACTGGGCATGACCATCGCGATCCCACCGATCCTCAGCTTTGCAGAGTTCGAGGCGCAGGTCGTCAAGGAGATGACGCCGGAGTTCAAGAGCCGGTTCGGCCGGGTGTCTTGGAATGATCTGGACGCGCCGGGCCCAACCTATGAATACCTGATCGACGGGTGGTTGAGCCTCGGCGACAAGTCGATCCTTGGAGGCCCGTCGCGGTCGGGCAAGAGCTTCCTCGCGATCCACATGGCGATGTGCATTGCCCGCGGCCTCCCCTTCTTCGGCCAGGATGTGAAGCGGGGTCTGGTGGTCTACCAAGCCGGCGAGGGTGCGCGTGGTGTTCGCAGGAAGCGGCTGCCCGCGTACCGGCGGCATTTCGATGTGCCCGACGACGAGTCGGTCCCGTTTGAACTCCTGACCAGTCAGGTCGACCTCTATGCCACCGAGGGCGATACCGGCGCGCTGATCGAGGAGATCAAGGCCATCGCGGCAGAGTACCCAGACACGCCTTTGCGCGCCGTCTTTATCGACACGCTGGCGACGGCGACGGGTGGCGCCGACGAGAACTCTGGACGCGACATGGGCACGGTCATGAAGAACGTCGCGCGGATCGAGCGTGAGACCGGCGCGCATGTCGTGCTGGTCCACCACCTTAACGCCCAAGGCACGAAGCTGCGCGGGCATACCTCGATCTACGCCAACGTCGACCAAGTCATCATGGTCACGCGCGACGAGGCGACGAAAATCCGCACCGCCCGGCTCGACAAGATGAAGGACGACGAGGACGGGATCACGATCAAGTTCGAACTGATGAGCGTGAAGATCGGCGACAAGCCGAACGGCGGGCCGGTCACGTCCTGCATCTGCCTGCCCGTCGGCGTGAAGGACGAGATCAAGGCCGACATGGCCAAGCGCGGGTGGTCACCGAACCCGACCGAGCGCCGCGTCCTGACCGCGATGTTTGAGGCGCTGAAGCGGCACGGGCGCCTGGCCGGCCCGACGCTGGAGGAAAGCCACAAGATCAAGCCCATGACCGAGGTGATTGAGTGGTCGGAATATCGCGACGTGGCGCGGTCGTTCTCAATGGAAGAAGGCAGCGAAGAACGCTCCGCCGATGCCATCCGCAAGGAGTTTGAGCGTGCCCGTGACGTGCTGATCAATGCCGGGGTCTTGGGGGTGGCAAAGCCCTATCTCTGGTGGGCCGGGCGCCCTGTGAAGGGCTTCAGCCACACATTCCCGAAGCCGGACGAAGGGCGGACAAGCCCCGGACAGACGGCGGACAACGCGCAGGCGGCGGCTGCTTTGGAGGATTTCAAATGGTGACCATGGACACGCTCGAAATCCCCGGCTTCCTCGGCCTCGCGGACGACCTCCGCCGCCGCATCGACGCGCTGGGAGAGCCCGAAACGGGGATCCCCGCATCGTGGACGCCGGAGCATGTCGGCGCGCGCCTGATCGAAGCCTACGAGGTTCTGAGCCGGTCGGGCGGGCGTATCCTGCCGGCCCGCTACGGCAACGGCTGGCCGGCCATGGTCCATGAGTTCGCCGACATGGTCGACGCCCAGGCCCGCATGCTGGCGGAGAAGGAGAAGGCGCAGGCCCGCGCGGCCCGGCCGACCTCCGACGAGCTCTCCCGCATGGAGGAAGCCCTGCGCTGGCCCATGGATCATCTTGACGGTCGCCCGCTCGCTGCGGACGCCCTGATGTTCTGGACCTACGCCAAGGCCACCGGCCGCGACCAGGACGGCATGCTGCACCATCGCAAGAAGGCCGCCACCGCGCTCGCCGACGAGATGATGCGCCGCGCCAACGGCCCGCCCCACCGCAACCCGGAGACGGGCGAGATCAGCGACACGCGTGTCGCCGAGGCGCTTGCCCGCGTCATGCAGCGCAACCTGATCGCTCGCGAAGTCGCCGCGGCCACCAACGCCCGGCTCGCCACCATGCCGCGCACCAGCCATGCCGAGGTCCGCATGCAGGCCCAGGCCACGTTCCGCGCCAAGTGCCGCGACGCCGACTGCCTGCCGATCGTCGTGAAGCCCCACGAGGCCATCCCCGGTCGCGTGCTCAACCGCCGCACGCTCGACCGCCAGCGCAAGATCGCCATGGAAATTGTCGCCGACCGGCTCGTGCGGGCCGGGGTGGTGGTGAGGTAGTTCAACCCGAAGGAGGTGGATATGAGCAAGGCGCCCGTCTGGTTCTTCAAATACACGAGCCCTGACTATTCGTTCGCGCAGTGGGAAATAGCCGGTCTCTCGCTCCGCGTCGGCAATCGCGCATGGACGTTCGGGCGCCTGGACTATCGCGACAGGCCCGCGCCTTGGCCGATGTGGGCTCGGCTGCGGATCGTGCTCGGCCACAAGCCTTATGAGCATGAGACCCGCGAGTGGAGCATCACCGCGTTCGGCAAGAAGATGCAGATCGGCGGGAAGGATAAGCGCTATGCCCGGTGAATTTTCAGGATCCGCTCGTCTCACAGACGGGTCGCGCGTCATGCTGTCTCCGGATGAGGCCAAGGCACTCTGGGATGCCGTCGAGGCGTCTCAGGAGAAGGCCAAGGCCGACTTCCCGGATGAGCAGACCGCGCTCCGTGAGATTTCGCGCGCCATGCAGCGGCTGCGCGATTTCGGTTGGAGCGACGGCATCCACTGCCCCAAGGACGGCAGCGAGTTCGAGATTATCGAAGCGGGCTCGACCGGCGTTTTCCGCTGCCGCTACGATGGCAAGTGGCCGGACGGTATGTGGATGACATTCGACGATCACGACATCTACCCGTCGAGCCGCCCGCCGCTGATGTGTCGCCTCTTGCCTGAAGCCCAGGCCGAGCGTGACCGCAAGATGAAGGCAGCCGCCGAGCGGTGGCGCTTGGAGGAAATGCGATGAACCCCGCCACCGCAACCGGCGCCCGGCTCGACGCCCTCGGCCGCGCCTACAACCTGATCCGCAACGCCAACGAGCCCGACGACGACTTCCGCGTCCGGATCATGGTCTTCATCGACAGCCGCAGGCCGGCGCAGCAGAGGAGGTGGGCGAGGTGAGCGACATCGACCCCATCGCCCGCGCGATCTACGAGGCGCGGTTCCCGGACGCGGGCAAGCAGTACGGCGAACCCGCATGAGACGACCAGCCCGAGCCGGTCAAGGATGTCTGGCGAAGGTGTGCGGCTGCCGCGCTTCGGCGTTGCCCGGCCCAGCCATGACCACGACAGGGGCGCCTCAGGGCGCCCTTTTTCGTGCGCAAAACCGTCTCCGGCTACGGCTCCTTGAACCCGTAGCCATCATGCAAATACGCAAGACCATGGGTGCTTGTCAGACCCCAAGTTTGCAGGCATGCAATGGTCATCGTCGCGAAACGTGTCGCTCCAGCCCACCGGGCCAAAACCCGTCAAGCCCAAGACACCCCCAGGCCACACGGTTTTCCACCGTCTCAAATGTGCGACCGGCTACGGCCTATAGACCCGTAGCCATTACCACAGGCCCACGCGACGATGCCTCTTGCGCCGGATCGAAAAATCCGGTTCTCCTTCGCGAAGCAGCCCTCTCGGAACCTCTACCTGGTCGTCGTAGGGCGCTCGGTAGCGCCGACAGGCGCGCTACCAGTGACGGGACAGGGTGACACCCTCACCACCGCTCACCCGGTCGTCAAGGCCGCCAACGATTCAGGATAGAGCTCTACGACATGGCACGCGATGAACGCGCGCCACCGAGGTTCAACATCAAAGCGATTCGCACTTCATCGGTGGAGAAGCGTGGACGGCCGACCGACTTCGACCAAGCGCTGGCTGACGTCATCTGCGAGCGCATGAAGATGGGCGAAAGCCTCCGCGCGATCTGCCGCGATGAAGGCATGCCTGCAGAGGGCACAGTGCGGACGTGGGCCGTCGCGAACCAGGGCGGTTTTCACGCGCAATACACGCGCGCTCGGCAAGCTCAGATGGACGCGCTGGCCGAAGACCTGCTCGAAATCGCGGACGATAAGGAAGAAGACCCGCAGCGCGCTCGCCTCCGCGTCGACACCCGCAAATGGCTGATGAGCAAGATCGCGCCCAAGCGTTTCGGCGACCGGACGCAGCACGAGTTGACCGGCCGCGACGGCGGGCCGATCCAGACGCAGGACTTGACCCATTACTCAGACGAGAGACTTGCTGCTCTCGCGGCTCTCCTCGGTGCCGATTCCGACGCTGGAAGTGGTGCTGGCGGAGCAGAAGCGCCGGGCGATTGAGCGCGAGCGCGAGCGCCTTGCGCGCGACGCCGCTGCGATCCGCGCCCGCTGTTTGACCCTTGCCGGCTTCGTCCGCGAGGCGTGGCCGATCTTGGAGCCGAACGCGAAGCTGATCTGGAACTGGCACCTCGACGCCATCTGCGACCATCTGGAGGCGGTGAGCGACGGCCGGATAACCCGGCTGCTGATCAACGTCCCGCCCGGTTCGTCAAAGTCCCTGATCTGCTCGGTCATCTGGCCGGCATGGGAATGGGCGACGGGCCGCGCATCGCTGCGCTACCTGACGACCGCGTTCAACGACGTTCCGGTCAAGCGCGACACCCGCAAGTGCCGCGACCTGATCCTGTCGGAGTGGTATCGCTCGCTCTGGCCCGAAATCGTGCTGACCAGGACGGGCGAGACGTCATTCGCCAATAGCTCGACCGGCACCCGTGAGGGCGTCGCGTTCGGGTCGCTGACCTCGCAGCGCGGCGACCGCCTGATCATCGACGACCCGCACTCTGTCGAGACGGCAGAAAGCCCGGCCGAGCGCCAGACCACGACGAGGCGCTTCCGCGAAGGCGCGCTGAACCGCCTCAACGATCAGGAGCGATCCGCGATCGTGGTGGTGATGCAGCGGCTTCATGCCGACGACGTCTCGGGCACGATCCTGAAGATGGGGATGGGCTTCGTCCACCTCTGCCTGCCCATGGAGTTTGAGCCGGAGCGGGCCTGCCGCACATCGATCGGGTTTGCGGACCCGCGCAGCGCCGACGGCGACCTGCTCGACCCGGTGCGCTTCCCGCGCGAGGCGGTTGAGAGCCTGAAGTCCGGCATGGGCCAGTATGCCTATGCCGGCCAGTACCAGCAGCGGCCAACGCCGCGCGAGGGCGGCCTGTTCAAGCGGGCATGGTTCGAAGGCAAGACGATCCGCCAGGCCCCGCCCGGCACCCGCTGGGTTCGGCATTGGGACTTGGCCTCGACCAAGAGCGCCACCGCGGCGCGCACCGCCGGCGTGAAGCTGGGTCGGGCGCCGGACGGGTCGTTCATCGTCGGCCACGTCGTCAAGGAGCAGATCGAGGGGCCCGAGGTCCGCAAGCTCATCAAGGCCACGGCGGAAGCCGACGGCCGCGACGTCAAGATCAGCCTGCCACAAGACCCCGGCCAGGCCGGCAAGGTCCAGTCGCGCGACATGATCGCGATGCTGGCCGGGTTCAACGCCCACGCCGAGCCCGAGACGGGCGACAAGGTCACGCGCGCCGAGCCGTTCTCGGTTCAATGCGAGGCCGGTAACGTCTTCCTCGTCGAGGGCGAGTGGAACTCCGACTATCTCGACGAGCTCTGCCTGTTCCCAGGCGGCTCGTTCAAGGACCAGGTGGACGCGTCCTCGGGCGCATTCGGGCGGCTTGCAGAGCCTAGCAGGCGGGTTTCCTCTCAACCGTTGCGGATATGACCGAGACAGAAAAAACCGTCCGGACGCCATCGGCGGCCTATATGCGGGGCGCGGAACGGCGCCTCCTGCCGGCAATGCGGCTGGCGGGCGAGCGCTTTCTGCCGCGGGAATATGCGGAGGACACGGTCGCGTATGCCTCGCGCCTGAATCGCACAGTGCTGTTCAACGCCTTCGCAAAGACCGTGGTCGACATGGTCGGTCGCATCTTCGCCAAGCCGGTCCAGGTCGGCGATGACGTGCCCAAGGCGGTTGCGGACCTGTGCGACAACGTCGATCTGACGGGCCGTGACCTGAACACCTTCGCCTATGAGGTGGCGCGAGATGCCATGGCGGCGGGCGTGTCGTTCATCCTGCAGGACATGCCGCCCGCACTGCCGGAAGGCGCGACTCGGGCCGATGAGATCGCTACGGGGCAGCGCCCCTACCTGGTACACGTCAAGGCCGAGGATCTGATCGGCTGGAAGACCACGACGATCGGCGGGCGCGAGATCGCCACGCAGGTCCGCATTGTCGAGTGCGTCGACGAGCCCGATCCGAAGTCGCCCTATGAGGACGCCAAGGTCGAGCAGGTCCGCATGATCGAGACCGCGGCCAATGGCTGCATCTGGACGACCTATCGCAAGGACGGCGAGGGCAAGTGGTCGCTGCATGACGCCGGCACGATGGCGGCCACGGAAATCCCGCTGACCCCGGTCTACTTCAAGCGCTGCGGGTTCTTCGAAGGCGAGCCGCCCCTGGCCGACCTCGCCGAACTGAACCTGTCCCACTGGCAGTCATCTTCGGACCAGCGCAACATTCTGCACGTCGCGCGCGTCCCGATCCTGTTCGGCTCCGGCTGGGATGAGAAGGACACGCTGACGATCGGCGCCGGCACATTCGCCCGCGCCACGGCGGCAGATTCCAAGTTGGTCTATGTCGAGCACTCGGGCGCCGCGATCGATGCCGGGCGCAACGACCTGAAGGACATCGAGACGCAGATGCAGGCCATGGGCTTGCAGTTGCTCATCAACAAGCCGGCCGCGACCGCGACGGGTGAGATCAGGGACGACGCCAAGGAGAACTCGGCGCTCTTCATGATGGCCGACGCCCTGGAGGACGCCTTGGAGGCGGCCTTGGCCGGCATGGGCGCGTATATCGGCCAGACTGAGGAATGCTCGGTCAACGTCAACAAGGAGTTCGGCGGGATCAGCGTCGGCGCGGTCGACCAGAACACGCTCCTGACCATGTGCGAGCGCGGCCTGATCACCCACGAGACGCTGCTGCGCGAGATGCAGCGCCGCAATGTGCTGGCCGACGACTTCGACCCGGAGGAAGAGGCGGGCAAGCTTTCCGCCTATGACGCCGCCGACGACGGCATGGATGACGAGGACGGCGCCGCCGCGGCTGCATGAACAAGCGCGTCGACCTCGCCGCCCTGATCAAGGCGAAGCGCATCGCCAACCGCCGCGCGATCGAGATCATGCCGCCCAAGCCGAGCCGCAAGGCGGAGCGGGATTACAAGCGGGCCCTGCGCTCGCTGATCGTTGAGGCGGCCCGCTACACGAAGCGCATCATCGCGCCGTCGACCGATGCCCCCGTGGCCGCGGCCGGCGCGCTGGACGGGCTCAAGACCGTCATCGCCCGCATCGTGCCCGACATCGCCTCGATCGTCTCGAAGCTGCTGGCGCGCGAGGAAGTGCGACACCGCAAGGACTGGGTGCGCGAGGTCAAGCGCTCAACCGGGATTGACCTGGCCGGGCAGCTGGCGCGGGACGACATTGAGGACGAGTTCGCCGCGATGGTTCGCAAGAACGTCGCGCTGATCACGAACCTGGGCGACGACATCAAGGCGCGCGTGGAGCGCGCCGTGCTGGATGCGGTGATCTCGGGCACGCGCCCGGCCGCGCTGGCGGAGACGCTCCGCGACGAGTTCGGCATCCTGGACCGCCGCGCGCAGCTGATCGCGCGGGACCAGACCGCCAAGGCGACGTCGAGCCTGAACGAGCTCCGCCAGGAGCAGGCCGGCATCACGCAATATCGGTGGTCGGGCGTGCTCGATAACCGCGAGCGCGAGAGCCACCGCGAGCAGGAAGGCAAGATCTTCGCCTGGGCCGTCCCGCCGGAAGGCACGGGGCATCCCGGGCACGACGTGAACTGCCGCTGCGTGGCGATCGCGCACATTGAACTGGGGAAGCGTGAATGAGCCGCCCGCGTCGCATCAAGAACGTGGTCGAGGTCAAGCGCCAGCCGAATTCCGAGGCGATCCGCACGATGCGGTCCCTCTGCACACAGGTCGAGCGCGGCGACATCATGTCGGTCGGGTTCGTCCTGGTGAGGCGCGGCGGTGACGTCTCGACCGGATGGGATGCCGCCCCGGGCGACACCCACAGGATCATCGCCGGCGCCGCGCTCCTGCAGCACCGCATCACCTCCGACGCCCTCGACGGCGCCGAATAAGACTTCCGGCCGGCGCGCGACGCCTCGGTCATCCCGCCTCGGGAAGAGGCAACCACCCAAGCGAGACGCTTATGGCCCTGATGATGTCCGTCGACTCGATCGACGAAGTGCCCGAAGCCGTGCGCTCTTTCTACGAGGAGAAGGACGGCAAGTTCAGCCTCAAGGTCGACGGTCTGGAAGACACGTCGGCGCTCAAGGGCGCGCTCGAAAAGGAGCGCAAGGCCGCCCGCGACGCGCAGAAGATCGCCAAGCAGTTCGAGGGGCTGGGCTACACGGCCGACGAGATCAAGGCGCTGGTCGATGCCAAGACGAAGGCCGACCACGAGGCTGCGGCGAAGGCCGGCGACTTCGACAAGATCCTGAACCAGCACCGCGAGGGCTGGGAGAAGCAGAAGACGACGCTTGAGGCCGAGCTCAATGCCGCCCGCGCGTCCGAGCGATCCGCAATCATCGGCACGAGCCTCATGGCCGCGCTGACCAAGGCGGGTGCGACCGAGGAAGGCATCGACCTGATGCCCGACCGCCTGGCCGCCCGCGTCAAATTCGAGACCGAGGACGGCGCTCGCGTCGTCAAGATCATGGCCGCCGACGGCGAGACGCCGATGGCCGGCACTGGCAAGGGCGGTCTCGCGACCTTCGACGACCTCGTCAAGGAAGCACTTACGAAATGGCCCTCGCTCTTCAAGGCGAGCGGGGCTGGCGGTGGCGGGAAGCTGCCGGGATCAGGCGCCGGGGGAGCCGGCAATCGCACCATGTCCACGGCCGATTTCGAGGCCCTCCCCGCGAAGGAGCGGGCGGCCCGGATGGCGAGTGGTCTGACCCTCACCGACTGACCCCCATAGGAGCACACCGTGCCCAATACCCTGACCGCCCTGGCGCCGACCCTGTTCAGCGCCGCCAAGGAAGTCGCCAACGAGCCCTTCGGCGTCGTTTCGGCGATCAACGCCAACTTCGACGACAAGCGCGTCGCCCGCGGCGATACCGTCTCCGTGCCCGTCGCCCCGGCCCGCACGGCCTCGGACTTCACCCCGGCCGCCACTGCCGGCGCCGGCACCGATGCGACCGCCACCACGGTCGGCGTGACCATCACCAAGTCGCGCAAGGTCGACTGGAACCTGACCGGCGAGCAGCTGCGCTCGCTCCAGAACGGCGGCACCGATCAGGACTGGGTCTCCCAGCTGATCAAGCAGGGCATGCGGACGCTCCGCAACGAGTGCGAGGTGGACGCCTCCATCGCCCTCAAGCTCGGCGCCTCCCGCGCGTTCGGCACCGCCGGCACCACGCCCTTCGCCTCGGACCTTTCGGCGCTGACCAACGCCCGCAAGATCCTCCAGGACAACGGCGCTCCGCTGGCTGACCTGCAGTTCGTCGGCGACACCTCAGCGGGCCTCAACCTCCGCAACCTGGGCGTGATCCAGAATCACTACCAGGCCGGCACGGACGAGGAGCGCCGTTCGGGCATCCTGCAGCGCCAGTTCGGCTTCATGCCGCGCGAGTCGGCGGGCATCGGCACCCACACCAAGGGCACCGGCTCCGGCTACCTCGTGAACAACGGCGCGGGCTACCCGGTCGGCGCGACCGCCATCACGGTCGACACCGGCACCGGCACGATCCTCGCCGGCGACGTGATCACCATCGGCTCCGACACGAACAAGTACGTCGTCGCCTCGGCGCTGGCCGCCAACGTCGTGACGATCGCAGGCCCGGGCCTGCGCGTCGCTGCTGCGGACAACGCGGCCATCACGGTCGGCAACAACTACGCCGCCAACCTGGCCTTCGAGCGCTCCGCCTGCGTCGGCATCATGCGCCCGCCGCTGGTCCCGCCGAACCCGACCATCCAGCAGATGGCCGTCTCCGATCCGCTCGGCATGGCCTACCTGATGCTGGAGATCGCCCAGTACGGTCAGGTGTCGTGGGAACTGCACCTCGCCTGGGGCTTCAAGACCGTGAACGGCGAGTTCTCGGCCCTCGTCCTCGGCTGATCCATCGGGCGCCCGGTTCGCTGGGCGCCCGTTTCCGAAAGGCTGACCCATGCCCCTGATCGTGGAAGACGGCACCGGCCGGGCTAACGCCGACGCCTATGTGTCGGTAGCCGAGGCCGATGCCTATTTCACGAGCCGGAACACGGCATGGGCGGCGTTCTCCAACGACGATCGCGAGGCGGCCATCCGCTTCGCGACGTCCTGGATCGACGACACCTATATCGGGCTCTGGAAGGGCTCGCGCGTGGTCGAGACGCAGGCCTTGGCTTGGCCGCGGGATAACTCGCCCGGCTACACGCTCATGTGGCAGCGCGGCGCCTATCCCAAAGTCCAGGGCTACCTCTACGACGTCGACGGGTTCCCCATCCTGCCCAACGTCGTGCCGCGCGCCGTGAAGCGCGCCTGCATGGAGGCCGCGATCCTGAAGGCGCAGGCCTTCGACTTCGTGGCGGGCGCGTCGAGCGCCGCGGTCAAGGAAACCAGCCAGTCCGTCGACCGCGTCTCGTTCAGCGAAAAGTATGAGGTCGCGGTGTCGCAGCGTGCGGCCAGCCTGCAGGCGATCGACAAGCTGCTCTATGGCCTGATCACCTCCGGCCCCGGTACCGGCTTCGGCACGGTCAAGGTGGTGCGCGGGTGACCGTCATCGTCAAGGACCGCGTCGACGACATCCTGGCCGCCGTGCGCGAGCTCGGCGCGCGGGACGTCAAGGTCGGGTTTCCGGAGGCCACTGCTGGCAACCTATCGGGCGACACTGGCACGCGGGAGCCGGGCCTCAACAACCCGACGCTGGCCTATATCCACGAGTACGGAGCGCCAGAAGCTGGCATCCCCGAGAGGCCGTTCTTGGTCGTTGGGGTCGAAGGCGCATTGCCGACGATCACGCAGATCATGAAGGACGGGGCTCGCGAAGCACTGTCCGGACGAAAGACGGCCAAGAGGACGCTCCGCACGGTCGGCGAAGCCGCCAAAGGGGCCGTCCAACTCAAAATCATCTCCGGCCCGTTCGTCCCGAACGCCGAGCAGACGATCAAGGCCAAGGGCTCGGATCGCCCGCTGATCGACACGGGCGCGCTGCGCCAGGCCGTCAGCTACGTCATCGAGGAGAAGGACTGATGCCCACGCTCAACGTCTCCAAGGTGCTGGACAATCCCAAGTTCCAGGACGAGGCGACGCTGATCCGGACCGTCGTCACCAACACCGGCGGCTATGGCGTCCCGACGACGACCCAGACGACCATCAAGGGCGTGTTCATCGCCGGCTATTCCATCCCCGGCGGCGACGGCGGCCTGATGCGGCGCCCCGACGGCGAGATGAACACGAACGGCCTCACCGCCATCACGCGCGGCGAGTTGAGCATGGGCGATAAGACCACGGGCCGCACGGCCGACATCATCCGCTGGCGCGGGCTCGACTACACCGTGATCGCCAGCAACGACTATTCGAACTTCGGCGAGGGCTATTTCCTCGCGATCGCCGACCAGCTTCCGTTCAACGCCTGAGGCCCCGCGATGCCCAACACATCGGCATCGGGCGGCTATCTCGCCCCGGACAGCGCCGCGCCCGTCGAGGACGAGGCCTTCGACCGCTTCATCCAGGCGGTGATCGTCGGTGTGACGGGGATCCCGATCGCCAATGTCCGCCCGCGATGGGCGGAGACGCCTCTGGCCGTGCCGGAGCGCGGGGTCACATGGGCGGCCTTCGGCGTCATCGGCGTTGAGGCAACAGACTATCCGGTCGTGCTCCACAAGGGCGCGGGCGACGGCACTGACGAGATGCAGCGCCACGAGACGATCGAACTGATGGTCTCCTTCTACGGCCCCAACTCGGCGCGGAGCGCGACGCTCTTCCGGGACGGCCTCTACATCCCGCAGAACCGCGAGGAACTGTGGAAGGCGCAGGTCGCCTTGCTCGATTTCGGGCGGCTGGTGAGCGTGCCGGACCTGCTGAACCAAACCTGGCGGCGCCGCTGCATCACGCGCGTCTACCCCGTCCTCAACCTGCTGTCCGCCCAGGGCTCGGTCAATACCGCAGCCGGCGCCACGCAGGCCTTTACCGTCACGGAGAACTGAACCCATGGGCCAGGGCCTTGCAGTCAGCGGCGTCGTCAATGTGACGGTCGCCGTCTCGCCGGTTGCCGCGCCGACGCGCAACTTCGGCGCCGCGCTGCTGATCGGCGCCACCGGCGTGATCGACGTCGGCGAGCGCATCCGGCGCTATGCCAACCTGTCCGGCGTCGCGCAGGACTTCCAGACGACGGACCCCGAATACAAGGGCGCCGTGAGGCACTTCGCGCAGTCGCCGCAGCCGTCGATCCTCTATATCGGGCGCTGGGCCAAGACTGCCACGGCCGCGACCCTGCGCGGCGGCGTGCTGACCACGGCCGAACAGGCGCTCGCCAACTTCACGGCGGTTACGTCGGGGGCCTTCTACTTCGTGCTGGACAGCATCCCGCGCACGGTGTCGGGCCTCAACTTCTCGGCCCAGACCAACCTCAACGGCGTCGCCTCCGTCATCCAGACCGCGGTCGCCGCGCTGGTTGCGGGTTCGACGTGCGTCTGGGACGCCCCCAACGGCCGCTTCGTCATCAAGTCGGGCACCACCGGCGCGACCTCGACGATCGGCTTCCTCGCCGACCCCACGGCATTCGGCACGCTCGGGTTCGCGTCGCTGCCTGCCAACAACGACACCGTGACGATTCAGGGCACGGCGATCACCTTCAAGACCTCCGGCGCCACCGGAAACCAGATCAACATCGCGGCCACCGGCGCGGCCATGGCGAGCGATTTCGCCGCCTTCGCCAATGCGTCGACCGACGCAAACCTTTCGCTGATGACCTATCTGGCCGTCGGCACGAACGTCTATGTCATCTCCAAGCTCACCGGCACGGCGGGCAATGCCTATACCCTCGCCAAGAGCGCCACGAACCCGACGATCTCGGGCGCGACGCTTTCGGGCGGCGCTGGCACGTCGATCGCCTCGCTGCTGAAGGGCAAGACCACACAGGCGAGCCTCCCGGCCAACGGCATCGCCGCCGAGACGCTGGCGGCCGGCGTGAGCGCCCTGATCGCGGCCTCGGGCGACTGGTATGCCGGCGTGCTGGTCGAGGAGGGCGTCGACAACTCGTCCATCATCGCCGCCGCCAACATCATCCAGGCGCAGAGCAAGAAGCGTGTCTTTGGCACGACTATCACCAACACCACCGCGATCGATCCGACGAGCACAACCGACCTGGGCTACCTGCTCAAGGCCAACAACCTCGGCCGCACCTTCAGCCAGTATTCGCAGTACGAGCCGCAGGCCGCGGCCTCGTTCTTCGGCCGGGCCTCGACGGTCAACTTCAACGCCAGCCGCACCACGCTGACGATGAAGTTCAAGCAGGAGCCGGGCGTCCGCGCGGAAACCATCACGGAGACGCAGGCCGCGGCCCTGACGGGCAAGAACGTCAACGTCTTCGTCAACTACGACAACGAAACCGCCATCATCCAGCAGGGTGTCATGGCGGACGGCACGTTCTTCGACGAGCGCCACGGCCTCGACTGGCTGGAGAACGACATCCAGACCGCCGTCTACAACCTGCTCTACACCTCGACGACCAAGGTGCCGCAGACCGATGAGGGCACGCACCTCATCATCACCACGATCGAGGACCGCCTCGTCCAGGCCGTGGCCAATGGCCTCGTGGCGCCCGGCAAGTGGAACGCCGGCGGGTTCGGCCAGCTGCGGCAGGGCGACTACCTGTCCAAGGGCTTTTACGTCTACGCGCCGCCGGTGGCGACGCAGAGCCAGGCCGACCGGGAGGCGCGCAAGAGCGTGCCAATCCAGATCGCGGTCAAGCTCGCCGGCGCCGTCCACTCGGTCGACGTCCTGATCAACGTGAACCGCTGAGGGCTGAACAATCCAGGCGGCGATCAAAGGCCCCAACGGCTCGTTCTCGCTCGGCAACGGCGCGGGCGTTGCCGAAGAGGGCATCTCCATCGCCATGGTGGACGCGAAGAACACCATGGTGATCGGCGCCGATGGCCAGGCGATGCACTCGCTGCACGCCGGCAAGGGCGGCACGGTGACGGTGCGGCTCCTGAAAACCAGCCCGACCAACGCGCTGCTGCAGGAGATGTACTTCGCCGACACCGCGTCCTCGGCGAACCACGGCCAGAACACGATCCTCATCCGCGATCCATCGCGCGGTGACGTCGCCTCGGCCAAGTTCTGCGCGTTCCAGAAGTTCCCCGGCATCACCTATTCCAAGGACGGCAACACCGTCGAATGGATGTGGGATTCGGGCGAGGTCGACGTCCTGCTCGGCACGGGCACGCCGGCCGCGGTGTTCTGATGCGCGCACCGCATGAGTTCTCCATCGGCGGGCGTAATTATCGCGCCGAGCCGATGGACGCCATGAGCCAGCAGCACTTGGCCCG